TAACTGAAGGCCCCAAGCATAAATACCCTTCGCATCGTTGCCTGCGAAGTTGGTGTTTGTTCCGTCGTAAAGATAGACACGCGGATACCCAGTCGTAGAGCTGGACGTTGCCGTTACAGACAGGCGATACCAGCCGTTACCTACAGGCGTGATGGCGTAGGTTGACGCTGTTCCCGAAACAAAAGCGCCACTCGCAAGGTTAACGATGATATAGGTCGAGGCGTTGCAGTCGTAGAGACTTGCAAAGGTGTAGTCGCCAGCATCTGCGCCAGACTTTACATAGGCAGACACAGTGTACGCCACGCCGTTTGTTATAGTCGCGGAGCCGCCTACCCAGTGGGCAGTGTTAGTCGTATTCGCAATGAGCTTTTCAGCTGTCTGAGTTCCATCAGGGGCCACAGCCACGTTAGACCAAGCCGGTGTTCCAGATGTGTTGAGATTGAATTTAGTCCACGACGCCTGCGTAAAATCTGCACTGTTGAGAACAAGGTTCGCCCTCGACTCCTCAACGAGAAGCCCCTTTGCAGCCAGAGTTGCTCCATCAAAATCCAGTCGCGGCCCGTAATACGCAGCGGCAGTCGGTGCGGGTCCGTTGTTCGGGACGTAAGCGTCGAGCGAGGCGCTGTCGGAGAGCTGTGCGCCCCAGAGGTAGATGCCGGAAGTACCATTGCCAGTGTAAGTGTTTGTTGCGTCAGCCGTAGTTACGCCAATCACAAAAACACCCAATGCCGTTGCAGCAGGGGCCGCATACCTTGCAGAACAACGATACCAGCCCTCACCAACAGATGAAATTTCAGCTATAAATCCGGAGCTTGCAGCGCCAACAGTGCCCGAAGCAAGATTGAAATAGGCGAATTTTGTAGAAGACGCATCGTCAATACGGAGGTAGCCAAACGTACGTTCAGCAGCCTTCATGTATACTGAAACAGCGATGGGGCCGTTTATAGGTACAGTTTGCTGAACCCGATGATCGTTTGAAGCCGTTGTGTCTTCAACCAACTTATCAGCCGCCAGCAATCCATTTGGAGCGGAAACCATATTTGCGACTATGGTCGCTCGTGTTTTGACCCACGCCGCATTACTGAAGTCTTTCGAGAACCCCAGCAAATTCTTCGCCGTCGTCGGGTTATACATCGGGTACGCGGAGGTGTTGGCCTTCATGCCGCCGAGGTCGCTGCGGTAGAGGTGTGCGCCCCAGAGGTAGAAATTCTTCGCACCGTCTCCAGTGTAGCTTTCGCGGCCATACGTGCTGGGTGTCGGAGTGGCCGTGGTAGCTGGGCTTATCAGCGGCAACATGGCTGTGGATGTCGCAATACCTGTTACTGAACAGTAATACCAACCATCTGAAAGCGGAGTGATGCTCGCGGTCGGCGTTGCTCCAGTTCCAATAGCCTGCAATGTACGAGACACGCCACTAAGGTCAAATGTCGCAAGGTAGCCGTTTGCTCCAGTGCTCAAATCGACGAAAACGAGAGACACATACCGTCTATCGCCATTTTTGAGAAACGTACCAAACGTGTACGTTGCACCGAGTACGGTAGTCACTGTTCCAGTTGGAGACGCTGACCGTGTATTGCTTGTATTGTCCTCTGTGAATTTCTCAGCGGTGGTAGTGCCGTTTGGCGCAGCAGCATTGTTTGCCGCAAACGTGCCGCGAGAAATAGACCAATTTGAACTATCAAACTGCTCGCTCGCCAGCAGCAAGTTATGCGGAGCCCACTTGATCTTGCCGTCGCTGTCCGTGAGGGTGGCGTTCGATGTGCGCGAGAACGTGATAAATTCTGTTGCGATGCCTGTGGTGGTCGTGGTCATTTAATACCTCAAAGCAGAAGTGTTGTCTGTGAAATCAAGACCAACAGCATAATTTTCCTGATCGTCTGGACCGGGGCCCATCAATTCTTCAGCGCCCGTGGAAACAACCATCAGTTCTAGGTTTGTTGTGAAATCCAGCGCCAAGCCATTCCACTCGTCGCCAAGCTGTAGTTGTAAGAGTTCGGCGTTTGATGTGGTTTTAATGGCGTAGCTGTTTAAACAAAAGTCTAGGGCAAACCCGAATAGCTCGCCATCAAGCAAGGAGGCGGCAGTCGGAGTATCGTATGTCCGACCGCCTATTCCTCTAATACCAAGCTTCCCAACGCCAGCAAGCATCAGACCATCTCTGTTACGTAGAGTGTGCCGCCTGCTGTGGATTGGATTGTGGCCACCTTCAGGGTGTTAAAGCCGTCCACACCAATGTATTCAGGCACACCAGCGGGCAAAAACATATCCGCAGGCGTGGCAGTCGGGGTTCCAGTGGTGATCTTGACGAAGCAGTCAGATGTGGAGACAAGCCGAACGATAATCGTGTTCTTGCTCAAAGCATTCGCTGTCGCGGCGCTTGCAAGACCAACCGTAATGCTCTGCGTAACGCCGATTCGCATAGCCTGAATCGAGTTGTTGAATTTGTCTGCCGGGAGAATGATGTCGGTCATTTTGTACCTCAATTGGGCAGAGGGGGAAAAATCCCCCTCCCCATTTAAACGCTCTTATTACGTTGAGGCCAGATCGTGAGCCTGAATGTACCGGACGGTCAGGGTGCCAACACCAGTTCCAGTGTTCACAGACTTAAAAAAGACGCGCCTGTCTGTTGTTCCGGTGTCATCCCAGAGCGCGGCGGCAGTGGCATTCGAACCGGGGTTAAGGCCATTGAGGCCAACAGGCATTGCGGTTGCTGTCGGGACCAATTCGTCTGCCGTAGCCGAAATGCCAACTGTTGCGTTGGTGTTTGCACCGCTCCAAGCGGCTGTGTTGAGCATCTGAATGTTTAAGATGTGGCTGTTCGCCGGAATAACAATAGTCGTACCGAGGGCTGTCGCTGTGCCAGCCTGTGTGATAGGAACATACTGCGACATCACAACGGAGCCAACGTTCCTTACGTCCGTGCCGAGTGTGGTGCCTGTCGTGTTCGGGATGTTGCCAGCGCGAATCGGGCCGGAAAATGTGGTAATACCCATTGATTTTATCCTTGCAGAATGAAGTTCCGCAGTCTCTGCAAGCGTCTGCCGGGACAGTCATACGGAACCGGAATAACCCGGGGCCTCAGTTGTTGAGGCATATCAGGATTTTACCACAAATAAAAAGAGCCCCGAAATGGGGCTCAGATGACTGTGTTGGGATCCCAGATGCGGGGTCTTCGGTTGTTTTCTTGCGCTGGTATGGCCCGGAGGTTCCAAGGAACATGGAGCCCCGAGACGATCTTACCGCTAAGGGGAACGATGTGATCTACTTGATACGGAATTCTGGTTTCAAGGGAAAGTCGTTCAGCCTCAACATAAATTGCCTTTATTGCGTCTATTTGGACATCGGTCAACCAAGAAGGTGTGGCTTTTTTCTCCTTCGCGCGGCGTTTGGCCTTGTGGCTGTTGCTAATTCCGCGGTTTTCTGACACCCACTTTTTGTCTGACTCGCGCTTTTTTTCTTTATTTTTAGCAGACCATTCCTTTGTTCTGGCCCTTGATTTTGCCTTTGTCTCTTCCCTTTGTAGGTATGCTTCTTTCTTGTCTTTGTTGTTTTCAGCCCATTTTTTAGCACGATCAATGTACTTTTGCTTGTTCCTTTGATACTCTTCTCGTTTCCACCTTTTCCGGTCTTCCTCGGTTGCCGACCCCGGTGACCTCCGCATGACCTTTTCTGGATCGCCGTGGCGCTTAAACCTCATATAATGCCTAACGCAGTATGAGCGTCTATATGATGCGGATTCGCAGTTTTCTACAGAACAACAATTTCCCATAAACACAATATAAACAATAACGGCCCGGATCGCAAGATCCGAGCCGCATTTTTTTCAAGGCAGTAGGGCTTATGCGCCCGGACTTCCCCATATCCCCAAGGGGTCCGATACGCCGAACGAATACCGTTCCCTCGCCTTATAACGCACGTTGCCACTGTCGAAGTCCCCATCCATAGACGTAGACATCGGCGTACGAACAAAGTGCTTCATGCCGTTCGGGATATCCGTGATCAGGTAGTACGAATCAACGTCTGTCAGGTAGTGGTTGACAGAGTAGCCTTCCGGAATCGTACCATTGGTCTTGATCGCGTTGATGTCGTTATCGGCAGTCGCTGTGCGGAGTTCAGTCTCCAGCAGGCGGGTAGCCACGAACATCAGGCTCGGCGGAACGATCAGCTTGCGCGGGCGAGCCGCGATAAGCAGACCACGTTCGTCCTTGAAGGCCGCAATCTGAATAACGGCGGCCTCAAGCGAGGTCTCGTTCAGATCGGCAGCCGTGGACTGCGTGTTGCTGTTTGAACCGCCCGAAACCAGAGGATGGGCAGTGTTAAACAGCGTGACGCCATCGCCACCAACAAACGCGCCACCAGAGAAGCCGTTGTTCAGCGGATAAGCCGACTTAACCTGCTTCGTGTAGGCCATCGAACGGGCGAGGGCCTTGGTGTAGCGGGACGAAAGCGAGTCGTACAGGTTGTCTTCCATCGCCTCTTCGGTGATGGAGAAGCCCATAGCAATCGTTTCGTGGTTGTAGCGAGCCGACCAAGCTTCCTGAGCGTTGTCGTAGCTAATAGCAGAGCCTTCGCCCTTGACTGTAGCGGCACCAAAGCCCGAAAGCTTCAGTTCCTCTTCAAACGAACGCTCCGAGGTCTCAGTCTCGTAGATCGCCTCATGCTCGTTTTCGTACTTCTTGTATTCAAGGCCGAACAGGGCGTTAAGGCCCGGGAGCAGTTCCTTGAGAAGTTGTGCGCGTGAAATAGCCATTTTCTATGTTCTCCTATTACACGCCAGTGGGGTTCATGTAGGAATGGCCACCAATCATGGTGACTACCGCATTGGCAGTCGCACTCGAATTCGAGTACGGCATATTCCACTTAACCAGAAGGTCCGTGTAAGTGTCACCAACCGCAGAATCCGGACCGTCAACAAAACCAACGATACGCAACGGGAGCGTACCAGTGGTGGCAACGGAAGAACCATCAGCGGCAGTTGTCGAGTTTCCAGTTGTTGTGCTGCCAGCAGATGTCACCAGCGCGATGTTAGCGCCGAGTGCCGTCTGGGCCACGGCCTCATCGGCCTGAACCTGCATGACCACATCCGGATCATCGACAACATAAGCTTCAGCGTCCGTGGCAACTGTGCCTGTCGGCCAGTACTGCTTGAACACCTTATACTTAAGGCCGGGATCGGTGTAGGTGCAACCAACAAACACGCCGACAGCGCCAGTGGCGGCAAGGGCGGTGGTGCTGGTGTCAGCCTGAATAAAGCCGTTGCCGTTGGAGGCAACCGCCTGACCGTAGAAGATATTTGCGGCATACGCATTTGCAATCTTCATCATGCGGGTCGAACCAGCGTAGGGCTGACCACCGATAAGATTAACAGGGCGCAGGCCATAGGGGGCTGCTGTAGTAGCCATGTTTCTTTACCTCGTTATAGGGCGCTAGGTGCGCCCCTTGCCAAATGTAACCCGCGAATCAATCTGCGGCTTGTTAAGCGGCATTCGCGGATCGTTTTCTCGCATGAAGTTGTTTTCAACCGAAGACATCTGGTTCTCAGCAGAGTCGCGATAGTATGCGTCACGCTCAGCCATTGTTTCTTCCGGGGCCTTGCAAAGCAAGAGACCGCCAACCTCAATGTTGTCCTTAAAGTCGCTCTTGCGGTCTCTAAGGACCGTGATTTCGGGGTGTTCTTCCGCGCTAACGGGTTCCCATCCCTGCCTGAACTTGGACGATACATTCGTGTTGTCCATGCTGTTCAGTGTGGAGGTACGGACCCAGCGATAACGCCAGCCGTCCTTCTTGTTGGGCTCTGGAAGAACTGTGGGCGGTGCCCAAGCCTTCTTGCGCGAAGATGCTTCGCGGTTTTCGCTTTCGCGAGGGGTGCGCTTATCCATTCATGGACCTCAGTTTCTCGGCAGCGTACTGCTCGATTGTTAATCCAAGGCGCTTAGCGATTGTCACCTCAGATGCGGATAGCTGGACCTTGCGTGGCGGTGTGGAATTTCGTTTTACTGGAGCCACCACGACACTCTGCTTTGGCTGCGGGGCCCGTGTATCCTCTTCATCCGCATCCTCTACAATGTGGGGATAACGCTTTCGCATCTCCCCGTCGAGCCTCTCCCAATACTCATCCGTAGTGGGAGCAACTCGGTCAAACACAACAAGTCGGTCGTGGATATGGCGAGCGAAGTCAGTCATCTCGCGGTCACGACCAAACCAAGTATTCTTCTTTGCCCAATCCAAAGTTTTGGCGTCTGCCTTGGGCGGCGGGGTCTGCTGTTCGTACCGGGGTTCCGGTGCGACCTCAGACTCCTGAATCTCAACAGGCCGGAAGGATCTCACCTTGTCGGCCTCGAAAGTTAGGCGCGCAATATCTTTCTGCGCGTCAACCTGCTTGTCGATGTCGCCATTCTCAATTGCATCGCGGTAGCGGCGCTTGGCGTTTTCAAACTCCGACTCGACGCGGTTCTGCATCTGGTCGGCAATAATCGTCTGCCCAGACTGAAGAGCCTTCTTGAGGTGCTGGTTTTCTTCCCGCACACGCTTTGCAAAATCGGCAAGTGCCGACTGCTGACGCTCAAGTTCTTCGGCCCTGCGCCGCTCTTCGTGAAACTCATACTTGAGCTTCGAGATGCGCTTCTTCACCTTTTCGCTGTACTGGGCAACCTCGTCCTCGTCTCCGAGATCCGGTGCGCCTGTACGGCGGGGCTTATTTTTATCTTCAGGAGGAGTGTCATCGACCACTTCTACCTGAAGATCACCCTCACCTACGGCACTCTCGTCCGCAATTGAGGGCTTGCCGACTTCGATGTCATCGGCTTCGTTGTCAATCGTCATGCCCGCTCAATCCCTTCCGGACCCTTCGCGATTGCCTCGACGCTATCGTCGTTGATCAATCGGAATTCCTTCTTGTCAATCTTGAACCGGGTTCCCGTGTAGGCACGGAAAACAACCCAATCACCTTCTTGACAGTAGGGGCCCGCTGGAAAGCGGTCGGCGTCTGCATAGCAATCGTGTCCCATTGAAAGAACCTGACCGACAATGCTTGCCGTTTCCTCCTTGGACTTGAGGCTGTCGGGAAGCAAAATGCCGCCCTTCGTCTTTTCCTCTACATCCGGTACTGCGATAAGGATCCTATAGCCCTTCGGCTCAGGAAGCTTATCCAAAATGTCCTTCGACAGTTTGGCTTCTGTGTACATGCGTATTCCTACGTTGTGCGCCGCTTGGCGTGATGCACCATTGATGGTGTAAGAGTATGATAACGCGAAGAATACACATATCCAAAATTAGTCTTCTTCGGACCTCGCTTGCTGTAGGTCAATAATCTCGCGCTCAACCAAAGCAAGACCGTGTATGATGCCAGTAACATACCTATAGTGAGGGAAGTCAGTTGCGATACCCCCAGCCAGATCGTCTGCATATTCATTCAGATACTTCCGGATTTTCTGCTTAATCACATCAAGTTCGGTCAAAATGCTCGCTTCCTGAAGGGTTCGATTACGGGCTGATTGCGCTGGTCAATAAGCTTTGCGGCTTCAATTTCCAGCTTGTTTTCCTTGTAGAGGGCATCGGTTTCGGCAACAAGCTGCTTCACCTTGACTGCCTCTTCCTTAATGCGGAGTTCTTCGCGCTGCATAACGGTGAGCGGATCATTCGGATCCTGCTTGGCAAGTTCCTGCTCAGCGTTGTGCTGCTGAAGGAGCCTGTCTGCCGCAACTGCCGCAAGCTTGGCAATGTCGTTCTCAACGTCAGGCGGAAGCTGCTGACCCATCTGGGGAAGGCTCACGCCAAGCTTGAGTTCAATCTGGCGGCGGTAGGAGTAGGCGAAGTGTTCGGCCAGATGGCTCTGAATCGCCCCAATAAACTGCTGTGCGTTGGGGTTCTGCGAAACAAACTGCTGGTAGATCGGATCCTGCATAAACGCCGTATGCACCTTAATGTGGGCATCATGATCCTGTTCGGGGAACACCTGAACTGGCTTCCCAGACATCACATGCATGTTCTCGGTGACGGGATCTGTTGAGACTGCCTGATCCTTCGGCGGCAGGATAAGATCCACGTTCGGCACGTTTAAAGCATGCAGCATCTGCTTGTGCAGCACTTCAGTGTTGTACATGCCTTCCGGGGCGTTTTGCGAAAGCTGGATGGCAGCCTGATACTGCATCACCTTCTGCGCCATAGTGGAGGCGTTCGGGTCAGACACCGGGATGATGTCAACGCGATCATCAAAGTCGGCCTGACGGCTGTAGGGCTGCTGGGGGTTGTCGGCAATGGCGTATTCATAGTCCGGGGGCATGTACTCACGAATCACATCAGCGATAAGCTGGAATTCGCGGCTAAGGGCTGCATGCACACGCGCCTGAACGGCACTCATAACCTTCATAGACCGCTCAAGGAGGGCTAGGGTTGTGCCGACAGGTGCTTCGGGGTTTGAATTTCCAACATCCATCTCCGCGATGGAGCCAATGCGGCGTCCCTCATCAACGAGATTGCCGAGAAGCTGATACAGCACACTCGACGGCTCTTTATAGGGGAGGAATGTGATTGAGTCGCGAATTGAACCTGACGCCACATCCACATCGCGGAACTCGCCCGGCATAATGGGGTTGTCATCGCCCTTGATTCGGAGCCCACGGGCCTTCAGACCGCCCGGGAGATTGGACAGCGTTCCGGCATCAACAAGCTGGCGGAGAATCGACGTTGCCGACTTGGCAATGCCGCCAATAAGGTGAACAAGCCCCGTGCCATAGAACCCAAGCCCCGGGAGATATTGATAATGCACGAAATATTGGCGCTTGGTTACGGAAGGATCTCCCTCCTTCCAATTTCGACGGATCGAAAGGACGGTCTTGCTGGACTTCTCAATTGTCACAACGTAGGGCAATTCAAGCCCATCTTCATCTTCAAACCCCGGAAGATCAAGATCAACGCACATCTCAAGGATTGTGTGCCGCGTGTCATCCGAGAATGATGGGGTCTCGCCCTTTACCTTATCGTACTTTTTATGTAGCGATGAGTAGTCTGGGGATGGCTCCGGAATATCAATATCCCGGTAGAAACCACTCACCTGCAATCTCCGAAGTTCGTTCGGGTACATGCGCGTTACGTGGGTGTAACGCGGGCAAGCGGCGAGATCTGTTGTGCCGTAGGCAACCACGAAGTCCTCCGCAGGCACAAAGACTGCGGCAGGGCGTTGATTGATCGTATCGTAGTATACTTTACGGAATGCGGAGCCAGCCAAGGGGAGGCGGAATAGAAGCTGTTCAGTTTCGGAGCGATAGTCACGCATCTTTTCCGTGACTACGTAGTTCATTTCCTGCTTTACGCGCTGAGCCTGCTTAAGCACCTCTTCGTCGGCCTTGCCAACGAGCTTGGTTTCTACGGGGCCAGAGGAGGGGAAAACCTCCATAATAGTTTGGGCTTGGAAGCGAATAACCGCCTCAGTCAGGACGGGATGATACACGCCGCATGCGCCCGGCCAAGGAGTTGTGCGCTCCTCAATGTTCAAGCCAAGGAGGTCGAGGCCCTTGATATAGGCTTCCTCCCAATCCTTGCGGGTGTTGAGGTCATCGTCAAAATCAGAAATCAAATCAGCAGCAATAGAGTCGAGGTCACCCTCCTCCATAATTTCAGCCAGATTGTCGCTATGCTCAAGGTCACCCATGCCCTCAAGTTCGGGGTCACCAAAATCAACGGTAACGCCACCCTCATCGTCGGGGGTCACGGTGGGGCCGAGATCCTCACCGGGAACGTCTACGTTGATCGGAGGTGTTTCCGGCGATACGGGGATGTAAGGTTCCATGAATCAGCTTTCTGAATTTGGCTTATTATATCAATAAAACGGTTCTTTACGGAACTTTGGCAGTTGGATCTCATCGTTTTCGTCGGTCGGGATCATAAATCCACCCTGCCTAAACCGCATCAGAGCCATCGTGACGGCGTCCACATAGTCATCGTGGTCTCCGGATGGAAACGCCGCACACTCCTCAACCACCTCTTCGGCAAACCGTTCATCCGGGGCCCAAACCACCCCAGATGCGAAGATGTCGGTGATTGCGTTTACACGCACTACCTTGTCGCCAGTGGCCCTAGTTGGCGTGAATTCCTGCACTGGGATGCCAGCATTGCGCAACTCAGCAATAAGGGGTGCGCCAGACGCCTTCTTTTCCACGATAAACATATCTGGCTGCCAGTTCTTGTGGTACTGGACGGTGGCGGCTTTTAGCTCCGGAAACTCCATCTTATCCTTCCAAGCATCCAGAAGAATCAGATTTGGGATTGGTTTTCCGGTTGCATCCGGGTGGTTGAAGATCCCGAACGTAACGCATGCGGAGTAGTCGGAGCGTTCGGTCTTGGAGAAAGCAGTATCCATCGCAATAATAACCGCCTCGCAGACCGGGGCTTTTTCATCCTCCCACACATTCCACCAGTCTCGCTTGATCAGCGCACCCTCTTCAGAGGTGGGATCCTGCTGGTATTGTGCCGACCACTTGGAAATCGGGAGTTCGATTTTAAGCCGCTGAAGTTCGTCAATAGACCAAAACTCAGGCCAGAGCGGATCCCCAGACGGCATAATGGCCGGGAGTTCAATAACCTCCCACTCAGAAGAGCCCTCATTCCTAGCGGATGCGCTGATGATTTGTCCGGTGAGATCTCGCTTCGCCCAGCGGGTCATAACAATAACAATAGCGCCACCGGGCTGTAAACGCTGTCGGGGTCCAGACGAATACCACTCAAACACCTTGTCATACACCGACACATCGAACTGGCCAATCATGGCTTCCTGTTCGGAGTGCGGATCGTCAATGATCAACAGGTCGGCACCCTTACCCGTAACCGCGCCGCCAACACCGATGGCGAAATACTCGCCACCCTTGTTGGTGGACCAGCGACCAGCGGCCTTTGAGTCGGATTGCAAACTCACACCGGGAAACACCTTCTGGTAGTCATCAGACCCCACAAGATTCCTCACCTTACGGCCAAAGCCCACAGCCAATTCGGCAGTGTGGGCTGTCTGAATCACCTTCTTTCCGGGATTCTTACCAAGGAACCAAGCGGGCAGCAGATATGATGCAAACTCAGATTTAGTGTGGCGGGGAGGCATGTTGATGATAAGCCGCTTAAGGCTTCCATTCACCACTCGCTCGAATGCGTCTGCCATGATCTTATGATGGCGTCCGTCGATAAACCCCGGCCACATCTCCTTTACGAAGGGGAGGTATGTCTCGCGAGAGGCTTCTACTCTCTTGGCTTCATCCAAAGCACGAAGAAGCCGGAGGATTTCCGGCTTCTCTGCTTCGGGGATCTTATCAATTATTTCAGAATAATCCATAAAATCCATTATATGGTGCCCGCTGAGAGAATCGAACT